GTCATATACAAGCGCAACACCACGGGCGACTGGTCACAGTTCTCCGAGGTCTTTGGCATGCCCATTCAGGAGTACACTTACGAGACCGATGACGAAGACTCACGACAGCGAGCCATCGACGATGCATACAATGCCGGCTCGCTCGCAGTTTTCGTGCATGGCAAGGACACCACGCTAAACCTCGTTGAGGCGGGCAACAAGACGGGGTCGGCAGATGTCTACGAGAGATTCTGTGAGCGCTGCAACAACGAGATTTCAAAGCTCATACTCGGAAACACGCTCACCACCGAGTCCTCAGAAAACGGAACGCAGGCGCTCGGCACGGTACATAAGAAGGTGGAGGACCGAGTGGCGCAGGCCGACAGACGATATATCCTCGATGTGCTCAATTACGACATGACGGACATATTCCAGCGCATGGGCATCAATACCTTTGGAGGAGAGTTCTGTTTCCCCGAGCAGAAGGACATCGACCCTTCCACAAAGATGAACATACTCACGCAGCTGCGCACCAACTTTCAGCTGCCTGTCTCCGACGACTATCTCTATGAGGAGTTCGGTGTCGAAAAACCTGCCGATTACGACAAACTGAAAGCCGAACAGCAACAAAAAAAGGAGGCGCTTGCCTCCATTGCCAATCAGCAGTTCCCTGCCGATGATGATGACGAACCCGATAACAGCGACGACAAAAAGAACTCCGAACCGTCGCCCAAACAAAAAAAGTCTTTCAAAAACTGGCTGCGCTCTTTTTTCGCAAAAGCCCCGCAACCGGGCGGGGCGGATTTAGAGTGGTAGTCAACAATCTCTACCAGGCGAAGACTGACGATGTGGCTGCGTCAATGGAGTTCTCCGACGATTTCATCGCGCAGGTTCTCCACGACATCTACCGTCGGGGCAAGGCGCAGTCTCCCACCGACCTTTCGCCCGAACTGTTCCGTGCCATCCTGCGCAGATTCAATGAGGCTACAGCACAGGGCATGGCTGCAGCCGATGTGCCCGACCTGGATGACGACTTCCGGCAGGCGCTACGCCATTCCAACGAGGTCTTCTCTGCCTTCAAGGTTCACCGTATGCAATCTGATATGGCAAGACTTCTCTCCGATTCAAACGGCGATTTAAAGCCGTTCAATCAGTGGGCAAACGATGTTCTGCCCATCGCCTCGCATCAGTGTGGGGCATGGCTGCGCACCGAATACGACACGGCGGTTATTCGGGCACACCAGGCAGCCGACTGGCAACAGTTCCTACGGGAGGCAGACGTACTGCCCAACCTCAAATGGATGCCATCCACATCGCCCAATCCGGGCGCCGACCATCAGCTCTTTTGGAACACGGTCCGACCCATCAACGACCCCTTCTGGAACGAACACCGGCCGGGCGACCGATGGAACTGCAAGTGCTCGCTTACATCCACCGACGAACCATGCACTGCTGCGCCTTCTTCCGACAAGGCAAGCAACCCGCAGCCCGGACTCGATTCCAATCCTGGCACCGACAAGGCCACGTTCTCACAGTCGCATCCGTACTTCCCCAAATCCTGCAGCTCGTGTCCTTTCAACAAGGGCATGAAAAATAGATTGATGAAGGTCTTTCGGAATGAGGAGAAACATTGCTACAACTGTAGCAAGATAAATCGTGCCATACAGCAGCCTGGAGTCACCACGGCAAAGGCGCTTGTCGATAATGTCGCAAAGGATATGATAGCCAGAAAAACGGCTTGTAGCTTCTATTCGTTCAGTGATCGTGAAGTCGCAAAAATCAAGCAGCAGGGGGTTGAGTTGGTGTCAAGGGACATTTTCCTTTCTGACCAAAGAATACTTCATGCCTTGCGAGATTTCAAGAAGAATAACGGAAAATCGGTAAGTCCTGACGAGTTGAAGTTCTTTGTCGAAAACATAGCAGCATGCAGCATGTACTTCGACACGGAGAAGGCAAACATCATCTTTGCCACAAAGCAGAACGGCAAGGTGCAAAAGTTCGTGGTTGAGCCAAACTATAAAATAAAAGCCAATGGTACAAAATTCACGGCAAACGCATTCATCACAGCAGGTGTAACACAACAATATAATTTGGATGAAGATAAATATATAAAAATAAGGTGATAATAACGGTAGGAATCGAACCTACGATATGCGCTCCGAAGACCGCTCG